GGTTCTGCTTGAGACTCTTTATGAATCCGGGCTTTTTCTCATCATCAACGGAAGATGCTTTTGTTTCTGGATCTGGACTAGAATCAAAACGCTCTTTTGCGTCATCCTTTTCAGAATCAATCTTGTCTTGGAATTGAGTAGTATCTTGATTGAGCTTTTCTGCCATTATTTTAAACAAATCAGATGGATTTCCTTTTGGCGCTTCCTTGATGTCGGCCTTGAAAAATGCATCCGCTTTCTTGACGGCACTATCCCTTGCGGCTTTATCAGCTTCGCGTGAAATGGCTGGACTTGTAGTTGCTGTATCTTGCGTTTGTTCGGACATATTATTTGGTTTGTTTTGTGGTTACTTGCGAAGTGATAGTTCATCATCTGTTAGAGATTCGTCAAGATCAGGATCAAAATCCAAATCATGCGCTCCAATTTTTGATTGAACCAACTTAGGCTTGTCAGATGCGTTAAACGTATTGTCTTCTGCATCTTCGGCGTATTCCTGTAATGCTCGGAATACTGCAACTACAGTTGCATGATCATGCTTTACTAGCTGTTCATATACTGCGGTTTTAAGTTCGCTGTATCGTTTGTCATTAATAATTGCGGCGGCTATGTTTGTTACGTTTTTATCCATTTTGGTTGCCTGTCTGTGGGTTTTGCGCGGTTATTTGTTCTTGTTGAAATATTGCGGCTTGTTGTGCCGCCATATCTTGAGCGTTTTGTTTATCTTCGTGATCTAATTGCAATTCGTGCTTGTCCTGCAAAGCCTGTAGATTGTTTGTGGCTTTTGCACGATGAATCTGAATATCATTTGCAGCTTTTGCCCTCTTGGTTGCAAGATCGGTTGATACTTTCTCCATAGCATTGACATTATGAAGCTGTGCCTTATTTGCCATTGCCGCCAATTTGATGTTTTCTTTCTTCTGCAAGCTATCTGCTTGGATTGCTTCCTTGGCAACAAGAGCGTGAATTTTGACGTCTTCTGGTGACATATTTCCTTGCCCTCCTTGGCTATCTTGTTGCTGTTGCTGTTTGGCTTGCTCCATTTGAGCAAGTTGACTGCCAAGTTCATCAGTTCCACGCTGAAGCTGTTGCATTTGTTGGGCAAATTCCTTTGCCATCTCTTTCTTGCTAGGATCTTTTTCAATAAATCCAAGGTGGGCGGTAAGATGTGGGCCTTTGAAGCGAATCAAACACGCAAAAATGTCACGAATGAGATGGAATGCATCATCTGGAACAGCTTGAGCTTGTTGACCACGAGTGGGGGTTTGTTGATTAACCCCCACGCTTTGAAGTGCCTGTTGAGCCTCCTGCATTGATGCGGCGGCATCTTGGAAGTGACCCTTGAAGTGTTCCACATGGTTTTGATCGGGATACACTCGGAAGTTTGCCGCATTACCCTTTGGATCAGTCATTCCAATGTTCTCCATTGATATAATTCCCTGCTCGTCAGGTATTTCAATCTTGGTTTGCTTGAAGTAGCGATTTACGTTCTGACGACCATTGAGGGCCGCAATAGCATCTGCAATCGCATTTGCTTGTCCCTCGTTGATTGGAGTCATGCCAGTAAGAGAAACCGTCTGCTGTGCCGCCATAAGCTTGTAGGAAGGGCTTCCAGACCCAGAAAGCATATTGCTTTCGATGTTTTCAATGTTTTCCCACTTCCATGCTTCTTTTGGAACGCCATTTTCGTCCATGAAATCAACAAAGCGTTGTTTCAGTTTATAGCCATATCCACCTTTGGTGGTATTGCTCATGCGCTTATACAGCATTTTCAGCCAACGAGTCTGGTTGTCATTAAAGCGACGAATCTGTGTGCCTTGGAGTTTTGCTGATTCAGCGGCATCCATTTCAGCCTCTCCCTTCGTCCTAGCCTTGCCTCCCTTTTGGGTTTGACCAATATTATAAGCACCAATTCCTCGATACATATCATTCTGATAGAATTGAATGCCAGCAAGAACTTCTTGGAATGGAATATTAACAGAAACTTGATGAGGTTCAACGTCTTGAGGAAGAACCATCCAAGGCATCCACTCCATTTGCTTTAGCTTTTTAGTAGATTCAGCAGATCCACCCTTAAACATGAGTCGAGTATTCCAATCAATTGCATCCATGAAGCGGTTCATGTGGATGTCATATGCTCGGCATTGGATGAAAACAGCTTCAGCTAATCCTTGGATTTCATGCCAAATTCCAGATCCAGTAGAGTCGGTCATGGGGGCAATGATGTCTTCCCATCCATCTCCATCCTTTTCTACCCAATCTTTTTTGTAATAAAGGAAACCAGTTTGGTCACGATACTCTTCTTCAGAAAGATCCTTGCGACCATTTTCTTTGTATCCAAGCACAAGGCCACCATAGTTCTGAAGCAACATCATTTTGGAAATGCTTCCATTGAACTCCATAATGTAAAGCTCATACAATTCAATGCGAAGAGTATAAAGACGAGAAAGGTTCATATTGCCAGAAGCAACATCACGCAACCATTCAGTATTGGTATAGGTATTGCGATAGTTGGTGGTGAACATCCGAAGAGCATCTACGCAAGCCCAGAAATTCCACCCCATTGAATTTGCGTGTTCTTCTGCCTTTACTGGATCTTCTTCTCCTCCAGTAATTTTAATCCAGAACTCAAGAGGAGTATAAGAGCGTTTAATGCAAATCTCGCCAAGGTTGGTTAGATCAGCAAATGTTTTGTCTGGAATGAGGACGTTTGAGTTGTGAAAGCTCTTTGTGGGCCATCCATCACGATCTTCTGCAATTTCAAATCCCTTTCCATACAGGGTCATTTCTTCAACATCCAATTCAACATTGTAATTGTAAGAAGCCCATGAACGAAGCATTCGATCAAACCCAAGGCCAATTAGATCGCTCCACTCTTTCTTTTCGGTTGTGTTGCCAAGTTTGGTTGTAATGGTTGCGGCGGTGTTTCTCTCCATAACCATGTCCACAAAGCTAGACTTTTGGTTATCAACAATGAATTTCATTTGACGGAATGGCACGTTGCTCATTCCCGAAAGCTGGCGAGATGCTACTTGGCTATAATCAGTAGGAGGGAACCCCTTGTAACACTTATAAATCCTACCCCACTTGCGTTCACGACCAGCATTATCAAGGCGAAGATTCCAGCAAATTGTAAAGGCATCATTGGCAGTTTGAACCCTGCTTGTAGGGGCAACGCCATTGGAATTAATCTTATTGAATCCCCAAGAGGAAACTCCTTCACGATTTACTATCTTTTTTGTTTTAGCCATTTTAGCCGATTACTTGGTTAAGTGCCTCACGGCGTTTTTGACACGAAGGACAATTCTTTGCTCTTTTTTCTAATTGGGCATTGATGCCAAATGTCGAAGCAACCTTGTCGCCTAAATGTGCAAACTTGTGAATTACTCCAGCAACAGCATCGCCAGCTTCTTGCCAGCAATATTGTCCAGCAATACGTCCACAAATTTGTTGTTCAACTAAATAGCTTAGATTATCAGGAACAGCAACATTCTTATTTTCCATATCGCCCTTTATTTTATTAATAAATAAATTGCCATAGGTCATATCCATTCCATTTACACGGTATGTGTTGCCTTTATCGTCGCTGTATTGATACCAGAGTCCTCCCGGAATGGCATCATTAGGGTTTTTAAGCTTCATGTTTGAAACCTCTTTCTTGCATTTATTTTATAAACTTGTCAAGTTCTCAAGCTCATGGATTACAACGGACTTTGTTTAGATCAACCACAAGACACGACATATGGGCTTTCTTTTTTAGAAACTGTTCCACAATTCATTCGTGAATTAACGGCATACCGATTAACAAGAGGTGAATTTGGAAGGAGGGAAAGAATCAAGCTTGGCATTAAGCTAGAAAACACTCAGCTAAAGAGTCCAGCACAACATATGGTCAATTGTTTTCAGTTGATCTACGGAAATGATGTTTTACTTCAATCGCAGGGCATACCAAACAATTATGCGTTAGATATTGTTGATTTATTCTGTAATGAAAACGATTGGGGCATTGCTGGATGTGCTTCTAGCGGTAAAACCTTTTCCGTTGCGGCTTGCATTGTAATTGATTGGCTTTGCGCTCCTCATTGTACCTCAACATACGTTGCAAGCACCTCTTTGGACGCTTCGGAAGATCGACTTTGGGGAAAAGTTTGCACCCTTTATCGTGTCGCAATGCGGAATATACAAGAAATTCACAAAAATGCTTCCATTGGAAACCTTGTTGAGTATCGAAGGATGATTGTTTTTGAGTCAATTGATACCAAAGACACAGAAAGAGATTACACAAATGCCATAAAAGCATTGGCTTTTCCTCGCGGTGGAGAAGGAAAGCGATCAGTTGAGAATACAAGGGGCCGTAAGAATGCTAGGATGCGTCTATTTCTTGACGAATTGGCCGAAATGGATCTCTACGCCCTTGATACTAGAGTTAACCTTGGAGCCAATCCTGACTTCATCTTTGGGGGAATGGCAAATCCAGCGGCTACAGCAAATAACCCTCATACTGAGCTATGCCAACCAGACGATCCTATGGAATGGGAGTCTGTTACACGCTATACCCATAAATGGACTACTAGAACAGGGGTTGCATTGCACCTTTCTGGTGAAGATAGCCCTAATTTCAAGTTACCTGACGCAGAAGTTCCACCATTTGATAGGTTTTTGACCATACAGGGTGAGGCGGCAACCCTAAAGCGATGCTATGGCAACAAAAATGCCCTTGAATACTGGCGAAATGTCTTTGGTTGGTGGCCCGATAGTTCCGTAGAACTCACAATCTTCTCAAAACAATTTATCCAAGCATGCGACATCTCATTTGAGCCAACTTGGAGCGATAGAACTAAGGTTGTTTGCGGATTCGATCCAGCTTTCACGGCTGGAGGAGATAGATGTGCCGCGACTTTCTGTAGATATGGTCCAAACGATACAGGAAGAAGGGTTGGATTCTATCTTGGAACTAGAGAATACACCAGTTCTGT